CTCTCTGCTGGGCTGCCATAGTCTTCTTCTCGTTCCCCATTGCATAGCTCAATAGCCGTATGCAGTACCTCAGATCGTATGTTCATTTGTGCCTCCAATTATGTCCGGTTTCAATTCGGACTATGCCGCATCGCTGCCTTGATGTTCTGAGTGATAATCGCTCGGCTTCCAAAATCACCATATCGTGAACCTCGTTCTTCGAGAATTTTATCTATTTCCATCTCTCTAATTTCCTCCCGTATCGGTATCGTTCGCATCGTCGGTAACTGGTAACCGCTCCTATAGGAGCGGGTTACGTTACGTTACCGCTCGACGCCTTGCCCCATTTGAGTTACCTTTTCAGTTACCGCAATCATAAAAACCTCGCTTTTCTGCCATTTTAAGCGGTAACTTTTTTTCAGTTACCGGTAATTACCGCCCCAATTACGAGGCATTTTTCGACATCATCAAAGCGGCAGCGGTAACTGGGCAAATTACCGCCCAGCCATGCCCTTTTGGCTCGATGATTTCAGCGATTGTGAGAGCGCCAACAAGCTTATCCTGGACGCTTGGTTTCACATATTGCTTAGCCGATGATTCGCTGATTTGGAGCTTGTTTATGATGTGATTTAAAAGCGCCGATCGAGAAATATAAGGCATCTCATCGACCACTTCAGCACCAGCTGCCCACCACGCACCTTCAAACAATTTTCGATGCCCATCGAGCTTTGATTCCTTCTTGCGCTCGGCAGGAGCCTCTTCGATCGCCAGGATCGCGCTGCGCACCTGTTCGCCATCTTCATCGACCCAGCCGTTGATTGGGACGATGGCAAGGTTTGCATAGAGTGACTGTGCCTCTTCGGCATCTTTGGACTTGCGTTGGACGATCTGCATGGGCTGATCGCCTTTGGCTGGGACGATGCTGATTTCGATTTCGAGCGCGCCTTTCCATGCTGAAGAGCCACGCGCACGATGCTGTGCCTCGTCGGAGACGCCAGTGTGATGGACCAAGAGGACGCTGCAATCGAACTCACGCATAAGACCAGCGCAGGCATCGATCATTGTTTTGGCATCTTGGGCGCTGTTTTCATCGCCAAGCAGGAAGCGGTGCAGCGTGTCGATGACGATCATGCTTGGCTTTTCTGGCAGTGCGCGAACGGCATCGAGGACGCGCTGATAGCCTTCTGGTGTGTTGAGATCGCATCCAGCCTTGGACAGCCACATATTAAGACGCTTGGCGCGGTGATGCTGCTTCCATGCAGCTACGCGGCTGCGGAGACCATGATGTCCTTCGCCTGCCAGATAAACGACTGCGCCTGATTTAACTTTGTGTCCGTTCCATTCCGATAGACCTGATGCGATGTGCATTGACCAATCGAGGACTGCGAAGGTCTTTCCGCCACCTGATGGGCCATGCACCATGATCAAGGCTTGCTCTTGGAGCCAATGCTTGACCAGCCATTTGATTGGGGCTGGCTTGGTGCAGAAATCGTCGGCTGGGACGAGCCAATCGGATGATTGAGGCTGGAGCAGGATCTTTAGGTCATGTCCGGCCGCTACATAATCGTTTGCATCACCATCTATCGGAGGCATTACCACCCGCGCACCATATTTGGCCGAGGCTTGGTCGGCATATTTCTGGCCTGTGCCGGAGGCATCGTTGTCAGCCACGATGACCATCTCCTGCGTTGATCCATATTTGTCACGCATCGAACCGGTTACTGGGACGAGATTGGAAGCGGAATAGGCCACAACGCATGGGCGATTTGTTATCTCGTGGATCGTGGCAGCTGTAGCGAAGCCTTCTGCGATATAAAGGACACCAGGCTCATCCATTGTGCCGACCATCCAGAAGCAACCGCCTGTCTGACCGCCTGCGTGATAAAGCTTGCCGCCATCTGCATCGATGTACTGGATTGAGGCGATCTTGCCTTCTGGCGAATAGAGCGGAGCCATGAGGCGACCATCGCCTGTGACGCGAACTCCATGCGTTAAGATTCCCTTGCGAAGCAGATAAGGATGCTCTGGATCGGCAGCGCCACCTTTAACCCAGATCAATTCTGCGGTGTCAGCGACAACTTCGCGCTGGCGTTTTATCTCAGCATCACGAAGTTTGATGGCTTCGGCCAGCCTGCGTGCGTGGATGATCTGCTCTGCATCTGTGAGTTGGCGACCAACGTCTGCGCGCCATGTGACTTCGATCCCTGCGCGCCAGCATCCAAAACGTCCGGCCGGAATACCATCTCCAAAGCAAATATACCAACCAGGCTTATCGCCTTTCCCTGGCGTTCCTTTTGTCCCTGACCGGAAGCGATGCAGCTTTCCATCCAACTGGATCTGATCAGGCGGTGTCATCCCAGCCGCGGCAATCGCATCACGCAATTGAAGTTCCGGTGGATCTGGCTCTACTGGCTTTGATGGCGACCAAGGACCGCCGAGAATATTTGTTAGGTCAGCCATTACTCCCCTTGTCCCTTCAGATATAAAGCAAGCCGATTGAGCGTCTCAAACTTAGGATTTGTCTCACGGCCATCTCTGATGTTGATGATCGTGTTAACATGGAGTCCAGTTTTCTCAGCCACCATTTTTGGCCTGCGATCATATAGACCGTGCCTAATCCATTCCAATTCGACCATAATCTTATTCCTTCACGATGTGATTTTTGCCCTTTACATATGAACTGCTGCCCTGTAAAGACCAATTCACGCACCGACTGGATCGTCCGACAGGTGCTGGAACAAGAGGAGCCTTTATGGCTATTAATTTGAAGAAGACAGGCGGACTAACCGCCAATGGTGTTAAGCTGCTTGTGTATGGGCAGGCTGGCGCTGGTAAGACGAGTCTCATCCGCACGCTGCCGAATCCGGTTGTGCTATCGGCTGAAGGTGGTCTACTTTCCATTCAGGATGCCGACCTGCCGTTTATCGAGATCGCTGACATGGACGACCTACGCGAAGCATATGCGTGGGCCAAGGACAGCGACGAGGCAAAGAACTTCCAGAGCGTGGCGTTGGACAGCATCAGCGAAGTGGCCGAGGTTGTTCTCCAGCACGAACTGAAGAAGAACAAGGATGGTCGCGCTGCTTATGGTGAACTGAACACCACCATGCAGGAACTGATCCGTGCCTTCCGCGATCTACCAGCCAAGCACGTTTATATGAGCGCCAAGCTGGAAAAGTCGCAGGATGAGATGGGTAAGTTGCTCTTCAATCCTTCGATGCCTGGGAAGTCACTGACGCAGGGCTTGCCATATTTCTTTGACGAGGTGCTGGCGCTTCGGGTTGAGCGAGATGCTGAAGGAAACACGCAACGCGCATTGATGTGCGATAGCGATGGCATCTGGCTGGCAAAGGATCGCTCCGGAAAGTTGGAATGCTGGGAATCGCCTGACCTTGGTGAGATTATCCGCAAGATTGGTGGTGGCCAATGAGCCTTTATCAAGATTGGATCGAAGCCAAGGCCGCAGAGGCAATGGCAATCAAGCAGCGTCGAGCGATTGAAGACATCATGGTGAAGTCTTTCGAGATATCAGAGGACTTTGAAGGCACGAAGAACATCGATGTCGAGACCTTCACGGTCAAGATCGAGGGTCGCATCAATCGCAAGGTCAATGCCGATAAGCTGCAAGAACTTGCAGCAGATCATGGCCTGACCGATCACCTTTCCAGCCTCTTCCGCTGGAAGCCTGAAATCGCAATTACCGCTTGGAAAGCAGCGGACAAAGCAATCACCGATCCATTACTGGACGCCATCACTGCAACACCTGGTCGTCCATCATTCACCATAAGCAACAAGGAATAATTATCATGGCATTTCTCGGAGAAACATTTTCGACTGACGAACTTCCCGTTTCAGATCGCTCTTATGATCTGATTCCAGAAGGTTGGTATACTGCATCAATCACCAAGGCTGATCTTGGCCAGACCAAGAGCGGCACAGGCACAAAGATTGATATGCGTTACGACATCACTGGACCGACGCAGCAAGGCCGCGTGGTGTTTGCCAGCGTCAACATTCGTAACCAGAGCCAGAAGGCTGAAGAGATTGGTCGGCAGCAGCTGGGCGAGATCATGCGCGCCATTGGCTTGGCGAAGGTTGAGGATACCGACCAGCTGATTGGTGGACAGTTGCAGATCAAGATCAAGATCCGCAAGGCCAGCGACAACGACAAGGCCAATGGCTATCATGACGATCGCAACGAAGTCGGTGGATGGAAGTCGATGAATGGATCGACGCCGCTTCCGGCAAGCACTGCGGCACCTGCTGCAACGTCTGCACCTGGCGGATCGAATCCACCTTGGGCTAAGTAATAAGAAGGCCCAGCCAGTGAAGGGATGGATCTGGCTGGGCCTAATTTTCACCAGGAAGTGAGACAGACATGAAGCTGCCAGAACCAGTCCATACCATATCAAGCTTGATTGACCAATACCATGAAAGTCAAGCAGAGAAACCGCGTCCACATATGGGGTGCAGCCTGCTGGGCCATCCATGCGATCGTTGGCTTTGGCTCAATTTCCGCTGGGCTGTGCGCGAAGAGTTTGAAGGACGCATCCTGCGTTTGTTTCGCCGCGGACAGATGGAGGAGGCGACCATCGTCTCTGACCTTCGCGCCATTGGGATTGACATCCGCCATGCTGGGGATCGCAATCAGAGGCGCGTCAGCTTCGGAAGTCATGTTTCTGGAAGCCTTGATGGCATTATTGAGAGCGGTGTGCCAGAGGCTCCAAAGAAGCGACACATCGCTGAGTTCAAGACGCACTCGAAAAAGAGCTTTGACGATATGGTCAAGAACGGTGTCGAAAAGTCTAAGCCAATGCACTTTATTCAGATGCAAGTTTATATGCACGGAACAAATGTCGATCGTGCGCTTTATCTAGCGGTCTGCAAAGATGATGATCGCATCTATACCGAGCGCGTGCGTTATGATCGATCGGTGGCTGAGAAGGCGATTGAACGCGGACAGAGGATCGCATTGGCAGATCGGATGCCGGAGCCATTGAGCGCAGATCCCAGCTGGTATCAATGCCGCTTTTGCCCAGCACATAGCTTCTGCCATAAGGCCGAGCCGACCAAGTTCGCCAACTGCCGCACCTGCGCGCACAGCACTGCGCTGCCGGATTCGACCTGGCGCTGCGAACGCCATGAGGCTGACAATATCCCGACCAACTTCCAGCACCAAGGCTGCGATGATCACATCCTACATCCCGATCTTGTGCCTTGGCAGATGATTGCCAGCGAAGATGGTCTGAGCGTCATGTGGAAGATTGGCGATCGAGTGATTGAGAACGGAGCAAATGGTTATAAGAGCCGAGAGATTGTGGCCAATCCAGCCGCCTGCGGTGATCCGATTGTCGAGAAGGCAAAGGCTGAGTTTCCTGATGCGGAGATTATTGGCTGATGCTTCGTGATTATCAGCGCAGAGCAATTGATTCAGTTTATGAATGGTTTGCCAAAAACAAGAATGGCAATCCATGCCTCGTTCTTCCAACAGGCTCTGGAAAAAGCCATGTGGTTGCGTGCCTATGCAAAGAGGCGTTGCAGGCATGGCCAGAAACTCGGATTCTCATGCTAAGTCATGTAAAAGAGATTTTGGAGCAGAATGCTGAGAAGATGCGCCTGCATTGGCGTGGCGCTCCGATGGGCATCTATTCGGCTGGGCTTGGCCGGAAGCAATTGGGAGAGCCAATCACTTTCGCAGGCATCCAGTCGATCAGGAAGCGCGCTGAGCAGGTCGGCCACATCGATCTTTGCATCATCGATGAGTGCCATCTGGTCAGCCACAAGGATGAAGGTGGCTATCGCGAGTTCTTGGGCAAGCTGAAGGAAATCAATCCATCGCTGCGCGTCATTGGCCTGACTGCTACGCCATATCGGCTGGGGCATGGGATGATCACGGACGCGCCAGCCTTGTTCCATGATCTGATCAATCCGGTGACGATCGAGGAGTTGGTGCATAAAGGCTATCTCTCGACGCTGCGCTCCAAGGTCACAAAGGCCGCGCTCGATACGTCTGGCGTGCATAAGCGTGGCGGTGAATTCATCGAAAGCGAGTTGCAGGCCGCGGTCGATACTGACGAGAACAATTTGCGCGTGGTGCGCGAGGTGATCGACCTGGCTGGTGATCGCAAGGCTTGGCTATTCTTTTGCGCTGGCGTCCACCATGCCGAGAACGTGGCGGAGGTCTTGCAGGCGCATGGGGTGGCCGCTGCGTGCGTCACTGGCGCAACGCCAAAGGCAGAGCGCAACAGGCTGCTGTCCGAATTTAAAGCTGGGCGCTTGCGTGCGCTGACCAACGCCAATGTGCTGACCACCGGCTTCGATTATCCTGACATCGATCTGATCGCCATGCTCAGGCCAACCATGAGCGCCAGCCTTTACGTCCAGATGGCTGGGCGCGGTATGCGGGTGAAGAGCCACACCGATCACTGCCTGGTGTTGGACTTTGCGGGCGTGGTGCAGACGCATGGGCCTATCACAGCTGTCGAGCCGCCTAAGCGCAAAGGCGAAGGCAATGGAGAGGCTCCGGTGAAGGTCTGCGAGGCCTGCAATGAACTGGTGTATATCAGCGCCAAGGAATGTCCGACCTGCGGTGAATTATTCCCAGAGCCAGCGCCAAAGAAGCTGGAGTTGCGCCAGGACGACATCATGGGCCTCGAAGCCCAGAAGATGGCCCTGACAGGCTGGAACTGGCGCAAGCACACTAGCAAGGCATCCGGTAAGGATATGCTGGCCGTTTCTTATTATGGCGGACTCTCCGATCCCAGCGTGGTCGAATATTTTCCGATCACCCATGATGGATATGCAGGACAGAAGGCCATAACGCAATTGGTCAAGATAGCGCAAAACGCTGGGGCAACATTTGATGGTGTGCATTTGCTTGAGGATTGGGCCAAGCGCCTGAACGATGCACATCCGCCGATTGTGATTAGCTATAAGCGTGAAGGCAAGTATCATAGGGTTTTAAGAAGGGAATGGAATAATGAAGCGTTTGCCTAAGCCGGATTTCTTGGTGCAGTATGAGGAGTGGATGAAAGCTGGGCCACCGAAGTGCTGCCACACCTGCGATCACTATGCAGGTGATGGCCGATGCTTCATCTTCAATATGTATCCGCCAGTCGAATTCGTTAATAGCCAAGGGCAGTGTGCCGCTTGGTCATGCGAAGTCCCCTTCTAATGGACAGAATCCCAACCGAACACGAAGAGCAACGCCAAGTCGTAATGTGGTTCCGGCGCAAATATGGGACGATCCGCATCTTCGCCATCCCGAATGGCGGATTCCGATCCCGCGCCACAGCTGCGCGACTGAAGGCAGAAGGCGTGAGTCCAGGCGTTCCCGATCTCTTTGTGCCGAAGCACCTATTATGGATCGAGATGAAGCGACTCAAAGGTGGCAAGTTGTCGCTAGAACAGCGCGACTGGCAGCGATATTTGGTCGATGATTGCCAGCACACCTGGATAGTTTGTCATGGCGCAGAGGACGCAAAAGCGCAGATTTCCGCCTTTTTTGAGGCCATTGGAAAATAAACGGCTATTCGGCATTGGTCTTCTCTTGGAAGTACTTGCTGAGCGTGATGACCGTATCAAGGTAAAACCGCGGCTTACTCATATCCCGCACGGCGGTGAGCGTTGGCCTTGATAGGCCT